ATCCCGCACCATCCGCTCGTCCTCGGAGAGCAAGAACGGGCCTGATCGCGGCATGACGTAGAGGTCGCCGGTCAGCTCATCGCCCATCACCAAGCGGCGGGCGCCCGTGGGCGAGGGTACCGTCAGCACGTCGCCAGCGGTCCACATGCCGTCCTCCGGCCCGCCTTTGCCCCATTCACAGTTGCGGAGGCCGGGCAGCGCCGGGCGCAGCCCGAAGGCTTCAGGCGGCAGCCCCGCCGGCTCGATTGGCGGCTTGGCAGGCGGCATGGCGGGTTCCTCGGCAGGGGCGATGGCAGGCGCGGTGATCTCGAATGCGGCCAGCGGGCCGACTCTCTCCTCGAGCCAGGCCCGGGGCTCCGGAACCAGCGCAGGGTCGAAGGCGAGGGCGGCCCGGGTCCGGCCCGGCCCGGCCAACTGATAGGTCGCCTGCGTCAGGCCGAGGTTGGGGACATTCCCGTATAAGAGAGTCTTAATTCGGGTTTGTCCCCAACCTCCCCGGCCGAAAGCCTTCTTCACCGCCTCGAGGCTGCCGCCGCTGCCATCGCGGGCCGGCCATAGGGTCGGGTAGGCTCGGGCGGCATCGGCGGGGCGTTCCAGGACCACCGCGCCGGCCGCCAGCATCATCTCGACCGGCCCGGGCGCCAGGTCGGCGGCGGCTAGGACCGCGTCGATCGGCAGCGGCAGCGGGACGTCGGTCATCACCAGGACCTCGACCGGGTCGGCCTTGGTGCGGTTCACGCCCCGGGCACGGCCGATGATTTGGAGCAGCTCGCCTTCGCAGATCCGCCAGCGGATGGCCTCGGCGACCGGGTCGGGGTGGCGATCGGCCTCGGCCGCGACGGTGCTGCCATCGGTCATCTCCCGGGCGACCGCGACGCGGGGATACCAGCCGCCCAGGGGTGCCACGGCGCGGCCGGTCAGGCATTCGGCGAGTCGCTCGACGTCGGCCGGCGGCGGCGAGGTGCGCCCGACCACCACCAGCCCAGCGATGCCTGGCCGGTCGTCTCCCGGACCCCATTCGTCGCGGCCGGCGACGGCGTTGTGGTGGGCGAGCTCGAGGCTGGTCGGCAGGGATCCGACCGCGGGCAAGGCCTCCTCGATCGCCTTCTGGACGACCCCGAGGACGCGGCCGGGCGCGAAGCGGCGGGTGAAGTGGCCGATGATGGCATGGAGCTCCCGCAGGTTCCGGCTGCGGCGGCGTTTGTCGGCCCTGGCGGCTTCCGAAAGCTCGACCTGGTCGGTCTCCGGGAGCGGGGCGAGGCGGCGCTTGCTGAACGAGACATCGCCGACCTGGCGGATGGTCTGGTGCGGCGCCTCGACGGCGACCTCGGCCGTCATCTCGGCCTGCGGCCAGATGGGGCGGACCAGATCGAGGTTGAGGGTGGCGTCCATCAGCAGGGTCGGGACCTGCCAGCCCTCGCGGACCGGCTTGCGGCCCTTGAGCTCGAGCACCCGGACCGGACCATGCTCGGTCGCTTCGGTGGCAAGCGCCGCCCAGCCGGATTCCTGGGGACCGCCGTCGCGGAGCAGCTCGCGGACCGCCGTCCAGAACATGGCGAGCCGGGCGACGGTCTTGTTGCTCTCGGCCGCCAGCACTGCCGCCTTGCGGGCCGCGGCGGCCATGCCGGGGTGCATCTCGACCGCGATCTTGCGGGTCCATTCGAGGGTGATCGCCTCGGCGGCGTCGTCGGCGGTCAGGCCGAAGGCGTCCAGGGCTTTGGCGGGCAGCGGCCCATCGGTCAGGTCGCGCAGCGCGTCGGTGGTGCGGGTTCGATGGTGCTGCAATGCCTCCCAGTTTGGCTGGCGCAGATCGCCGGGCCGTTGATCCTTCGCGCCGAGGGCATCGAGCGAGAGGACCAGGGGCCGGCCCTTCTGGTCGAGCCGCATAGCGGCATGCCATGGCGCCTCGTCGACGACGAGCATCGCCGGCTTGCCGATCGCCGCTGGCTTGGCGGTGAACAGCATCTCATGGGCGACGAGCCAGAGATCGGCGGTCCGGTGCCGCTGCGCCTGGAATGCGCAGCCGCCGAAGAACGGGCAGCTGATGACCGTGCCATCCGGCATCTCGCGTTGGCACGCCGCGCGCTGCACATCGGCACCCGCCGCCCGCGCGTCCCGCACCGCCTCGAGGTTCGTGCACATGCGCTGATCCGGGGCGCTCGGATCGACCGCTTCGCGCGATCGCCAGACCGCGGCGGTCAGGCCGGCCTTGCGGGCGATCGCCAGGGCCTCGAAGGCGGCGGCCTGGTCCTCGCCGAGCCGATGCGTCGGGATGGCGACGACGACCGTCCGCTTATCGCCGGCCGCCCGCATGGCGACGAGCTGCCGCGCGAGCATGTCCCGCGCGGCACGGGATTTACCGACGCCGAGATCGACGCGGAGCGCATGGGTCGGCGGCGCGGCATCGCTGGCCGGGTCGAAGGCGACCGCCGCGGCCTCGAACTTCGCGACGGCCTCGGCCAGCAGCTTCCGCGCCGTAGCCTGATCCCGGCGGGACTTGCCGCGAGCCGGCCGGAGCGCAGCCTCGATCCGGGCCGCGACCGCGTCGGCGCCGCTGGCCTGCAGCGCATCATTGAAGTCGGTCTTGTCTTGGCGGCGGGCCGGCCAGGGCGAGGCGACATGGACCTCGGCGCCGGCCTCGCGCCAGGCATGGACCGCCTTCCGGAGCGCCCGGTCGGCTGGCGACCATTGCAGGTCATCATCGCGGCAGATCACGACCGCCCGCCCGGCCGGCGGGGATAGCTTCGGCATGTTGCTGGTGCCGAGCGAGATCCAGGTCTCGTGGCCGGTCGAGATCCAGACGGAGAGGCCGGTTTCCGGACCCTCGGCGACTAGCACCGGCCCGGCGGCACCGGGCAGCCGCACTGCCGCGCCGGCCAGTCCGCCGAAGGTCTGCTTGGCGCGCTCGGGCACCTCCCGGCGCGTCGCCTCCTCGGCCGAGAGCTTGCGGCCTTCGGCGGTCAAGTAGACCAGATGGACGGCCCGCACGGCGCCGGCCGCATCGGTCGCCGTCAGCATCAACGCCCGTCGGTCACGATGGAAGCGCACCGCCGCGGGCCAGCCGGCGGCCGGCTTCGGAATCCGCCGCGTCTCGACGAGGTAGGTTTCGGCGATGGTCCCGTCGATCGGCACCCCGGCGCCGGCCAGGCGCTGCGCCCAGGCGATGCGTTCGGCGTCAGATGCGTCCGGCTTCGCCGGCTGGCGCGTCGGCCGCTCGACCGCAGGCATCCGGAGGAAGCTGCGGGCGAAATCCAGCGCGGCCGGGAAGCTCCCGCCCTGCTCGCGCCGGATCAACTCGAGGAGATCGCCGCCCTGGCCGTCGCGGTGGTCGATCCATAGGCCGCGCTTTGGCCCGCGGACGTCGAGCGCCACCGCATCATGCCATCGCCATTGTCGCCCTACACGGCTGCCAGGCTGGCCTAGCAGGGCAAGGGCTAGGTCCTCGGTGCGCGCGATCAGGCTGGCGCGCAGGTCCTCGAGGTCGTCCTCGCGGCCGGTCATCCGGGACCCCGCACGGGGGTGTTGCAGGGCGCCCTGCGGTCGCCTACGTTAGACAAAGCAACGCCGTCCTCCCCTTCGGGGTGGTTTGGTAGTTTCGGATCAGCGACCCCCCCTCCGCCGCCAAGCTTGGGGGGGTTCGCAATTCTGGGACGTTAGCGGCCCTTCGGCCGAGGTGGCAACGGCACTCATCCGCCACCGCCCTTAATCCGGGCATGAGCGGCCAGGGCATCGCCCAGACGGACGAATCCCAGCGCCGCGACCCCGCCGGCCTCGAGGACCCCCCGCGCCAGCGACTCGCCCCGCCGATCCGGCCAGGTCAGGCCGGGGTCATGGGTGACGACCGCCGTCAGGCTACCCGGCCGGGCCAGGGCCTCCGGCGTCGCGTCTGCCTCATCGGCCGCGACGACGACCACGTAGGGGTGCGCATCGCCGGGGATGACGTGCAGCCTGGCTGCCGCGCCGGCGTGCCAGGGCAGGGTTCGGCTATGCTGCATTGATTGTGGCCTCCTGCGGCGGCTGGACAAGCCGTGCATTCCAGCCCTCGATTTCCCTGACCTCGTTTGGATCGAGGATCCCGCTCTCGACGGCGATCTTGTGCGACAGCCAGCGGCTCTCCGCGTCACCGCGCAGCAGCGCCGACATGTCGATTTCGAGCGAGCAATCCGCGCTGCTGGCATTGAAGACCGACCGACCAAATTCCTGCTCGATCTTCCGGGCCCAGGGCGCGAGGCTGAACTGCGCGAACCATCGGCCCGCCTCGCGGGAATTCGTGAACGTCCCGTGCGAGAGGTCCTGCACGATCGGCGGGGGCACCTGGAAGAGCCGGCAGAGCTCCTCGACCGTGAAGCGCCGCGACGCCAGCACCTCGGCATCGCCGGGGTTGATCGAGAGCGATTGCCACTCGAGGCCTTCCTCGAGGACCAGCGTCTGCCCGCCGTTGTGCGCGCCGGTGAAGCGCTCGGTGAGCTGGGCGCGCAGCCGATCGACAGCACCGTCCGACAGGTTCTTGGGATGCTTCAGCGCGCCCGATGGCGTGGCACCATTGCGCCATACCGCGCCCGACCAGTCCTGCAGGGCACTGGCATTGGCCAGCACGTCAGGGGCGCGGGAGATGCGGCTGCGGCCGATCAGCCCATCGTCGCTGCGGTCACGAAGATGGAGCACCTCGCCGTCCAGCAGCCGCCGCGGCCGCCCCGTGCCGCCCCATGGCGCCTGGTACTGCACGACGTCATAGGCCAGGCGCCCGGAGGGCAACAGCGACACCGACACATTGCCCCAGGGGATCGGCACCAGAGCAGTCGGCCGGCCGGCATTATCATGCTCGATAAGGCAGAGCGCATTGCCAGCCAGCATGGCCTGGGTGACCACCCACTCGATCAGGTCCGGCCAAGTCTGATGGGCGTTTGGCCGGCGCACGAGCCGTGCCACGGGATGGTCCCGCAGCTCCACCCGGCCGGTTTCGGCGCGGCGATAGATCAGGGGCGGGCAGCTCGCCAGCGCGGAGCCGACCGCCCCGACGCAGGCGGTGACCGTCGCCAGGTTCTCCGCCAGCCGTGGATTGACGTGCTGCGTCGATCGCGCCGCGGAAATGCCAAATGCCTTGGCGAAAGATGCCGACATGCTGTCGGCGCCGCGCGTCTCCACTGCCGCAGTCCGGCCGAACAGTCGGGAGAGGAAGCCGGGCATCAGATCATCCCCATGGTGCGCCGCCGCCGGAGCGCGGCGATGGCTTCAGGACCAGCAGCGAGCTGTCGCGCCCGGGCGGAAACCTCCGTCCCGGCATAGGCCGGGTAGGCTTGGCAGATGGCGACGTCGAGCAACTCGACCTCGATCAGCTCGCGCCGGTCCTGGGTGATCCAGGCATCCTTCTTCGTGCGGAAGGCGAAGCTCGCCCCGCCGATGTCGCCGCGCTCGACGAGGGCGAGGATGTCCGAGCCGAGATGCGTCTGCGGGACGTCGAGGGAGAAGAACAGCCCCTTGGTATCGGCGGCCAGTCGGAGTGTCCCGCTGCGCCGCCGAGCGAGTAGCTTGCCGTTGTCGTGGTCGACATTGGCGATGACGTCCGCGTTCGACGCCAGGGAGGCGTTGAAGGCCGAGCGCCGGACCACCTCCGAGAAGTTGGCGATCCGGGTCGGCTGGTCGAAGATCGCCGCATAGCCCTCGAGCTTGCGGCCGAAGGCGACGCGCATCTCCGGCGCCGCGCGGATCTCGACGCTGTCGGGGAAGCGCGTCGCGTCCATCAGGCGGTCGCCACGTCCGCGATGACGGCGAAGCTCTTAGGATGCCTCACCGCAACGTCCATCGTGACCATGCCGCGGACCTGAACATTTCCTTTCGAGTAAGCAACGCCCTCGTAGGGGTTCACGAGGAGGTCGAACTCCGACCAGTAGCCGACCAGAAGATCAGACCAGTTGCCGTATATCAGCGCCGACAGCAGCCCGACCGACGTTCCTTTAGTTATATTGCTAGGAACAACGTCGCTATATACTTGGTTAATGCCTTGGAATACTACGTTTTCGCCGTAGGGGTCGCCCGTGGTGTTCTTCATCTTGAGCACCGCACGCTTGATCTTGCGGTTGCCGAGGAACCCCGCGTTGGTGCCGGCGACGTAGGCGTCTTCGACCTGGCCGATCAGGTCGATGATCGCGTCATAGCTCAGCACGCCGCCATTGGTGCCCAGGGCCACGGTGCCGATGCCGGCGGTGTTCAGAATGCCGCGCGGGTATGGCGCCACGCCCGTCCCGCTGACCGCCGCCCGATCGACCTCGCGCGCCAGCACCGCGGCGAAGTCCTGCCGGACGAGCGTCTCGATGTCGGGTGATGTCTGCAGCAGCATGTTGCGGCTGAATTCGGTCCTCGCGCCGACATGCTTCGGGGTCAGGTTCACCTGGTCCCAGGCCATGTCCGACATCGGGATCGGGCTGTCCTCGTTCACCCATGCCGCGGTCGTCGCCTGGGTCTGGCGCGGAATGGCGACGTTGCCGACCAGGCCGGTCAGCACCCGTGCGCCGAGCCGGCGGATGGCCAAAGCCTCGCGCAGCAGATCGACGTACAAGTCGCCGCGGTGGTCCGTGGAAATGAGGTTCGAGCCCGGCCCGCCGACCGGCGAGCCTGTGGTCATCGTCCGCTGCTCGACCGGCTGCTGAAAGATCGCCATCGGCACCGCCATGCCGGAGAAGGGGCGGCCGGCGCGACGGGCGATCTCCTGCGAGAGCTCGCGCTCCCGGCCGGCGTCGACATTGAGGTTTGGCACCTGGCTGGCGATCGCGCGGACCAGGGAGAAGCTGCGCATCTCCCGGTCAAGGTGGCGATCGCCGGTGCCAGCGAGCGGCTGGCCCTGCATCCGGCGCTCCGCATCGTCGAGGATCGCCTGCCGCTGCTGCCGGGTCTGCAGGCCGGTCGCTTCGGTCTCGAGCTCAGTCCAGCGGGCCTGCTGCTCCGGCGAGAGGTTGCCATCAGATCCGGCGGCCTCGTGCAGGGCGCGCATCTCGACGCGGATCTCTTCCTGGCGGCTCAGAATGTCGCGCATGCTGCGCATAGGGTGATCTCCATCGAGGGCTTGGCCGGCATCGCGCCGGTCGGCGGTGAGGTCAGTAAAGGGCAATGAGGTTCGTCGCTGTGGTGCCAGTCACCAGAATCCGTCTCGCGCGGATTGGCAGGATCGAGCCGGCTTGCGCCGCCTTGAAGATGCGTGCGGTGTTATCCGCCGCGGCCATTAGCGCGATGTCGCCGCCGCCGCCGACGTAGATCGCCTTCGGCAGGTCGGTCAGGTCAGTCGTGTCGCTCGGCGTGACCGCGACCGTGTACCGGGCTGGGGCGGAAACATCGTCGGCCCGGGTGGCGAAAGCGTCTGCCATAGCGTCCTCCAGAAAGGCGTGGTGGCCGGGGGGATAGACCCCCATCCCGCTCGATCCCCGGCCACCTTGGGTCCGGCTCGCCTAGAACCGGCGGACGCATCGAGCGGGATGTTCATGAACGACGGGATATCCATCGAAGGGCCAGGGCGCTTCGCAGCGCGCTCATGCCGTCCCGTCGGCATTTCACAGTGCTTCTTGCCGCACCTGTTGCGGTATCTCAGTGCTGGCCTGTTCGAAGGCGTCGAGCGCGAGACGCACACGAGAATGGATGGGATTCACCCAAACCACTGCGACCGATTCTATTTGCCGCCGATCGTCGGGGGAAAAGATGCTCTCGAAGGGCATCCCATCGCGCACATTGATAAGCCGGCCGAGCAGCAAATCCTTGTAGGCCAGCAGCACCGTTAGGCCTGTCGGGTACAGCTTGCCTGGCATTCGTAAGCGTTTGGCAATCTCTTCGGGCGTCTCATCGCTGCTCCATCCACTTCCTTCGGATGCCTTGGTCAGGTCGGAGAAGCGCCATGTAATTTCTGCGGCGTTGCGAGCCGTGAAGCCATGGTCGACGAGTTCGGTCATGAGTGCGAGTTGCAAGACACGATTGAAGCTCAGGAGGAGTCGAGTTCCTCGACGGACGTTCTCCCGCTCCTCCTCCGCCAGCAGCACGGCGGGCGGCTTGCGAGACAGCCAATTTCCCAGTGTGGCAGCCGAGATACCGGCCGCCTTACATGCCGCCTGGCTCGAATATTTGGGTACAGCGTCAGGATCGATGGACAAGCAACAAGCCTCCGTTCTGAATGATTGTAGACTTACAATTATCCAGAACGCAAGCGAAGGCCGCCGTCGCCTGTGATGCCATCTCGCGCGGTTGTTCCTATATCGGATTGATTGTGCGGCAGCATGATCGGTTTGTGGGGCGGGCTAGGTGGCTCCATCCCTAGCGGTGAACCCGTCCTCCATAGGGTCGCCTCCCCTACCAATAATGCCGAACAGGAAACTTCAGCCGCCCTTCCGCACGCTCGAAGGGTGGCCTTTCTTGGCCAGGCATTCCCTTGCCGCTGCCGCTGGAACCTGCCCGTCGCCGGCGGCGTTGCTGCGCCAGCCACCATCGATTTCCTTCTGGCACTCGGCCGCCTCTCCTGCAGGGGGCGGCCGTTTTTTTTGTCCGGAATTTGCCGCCCGCTAACCGGCGATTTCGGACGGATGGAGCCTCAGCCCCTAGTCATCAGGTTGAGGAAGCATGGGACGCGCGGTTCGCGGGAGAAGCGGCAATCAGCGCGTAGTGTGCGCAACACTGCCGTTCGAAAAAATATGTCGAGTTCGCTGCAAACGTTTGCGCTTGCAATTGCAACTGCGTTCAGCCGGACGCATTATGCGGAAATGCACAACCGCTTTTTGATTCCGCAAGTTCCTCCTACCAGCACCCCTGTGGTCCGTTCGGTCGTGATGCCGAATGGGCAGCGGATGGTACTTGTGCGGCAGGATGCGCTTCAAAACGCTTTGAAGGCTGCGAGGACCTCTCTTTCCCGCGAGAGTTTGCAGAGGATTCGGAGTGACTCAAAGCGCCTCGTCTCAGCCTAGCTACAGCGTAGCTTTTGAACGTTTTGTTCAAGATGACGATGATCTCATTGGTTTAATTGCTTACGCGCTTTACAAAGCGAATATACGTGAAGCGGTCATAAGTAATCAAGCAGTACATACTGGCAGTAATCGATCTCCAACGAGTGGAGATGTTGCTGCGTACAGAGGTCAGGCACAAACTCTACTTGGGGAGTTTGCGCAGTCTATGATCGAGCAATCAAAGCCGCAACTAATTAAAGCAGAATTTGGTAGCGAGCTAGAGTCTGCCAAGACTGAAATAGTTTCTGCTATTAATGGGCGGACCAATTTTTGGTATGCTATACTGACAAATGTTGTTGGTTGGCTTATATCTATTGCTATAACATTGATAGTTGTACTGAATGGAATCCCTGGTTGGATTTCTCAAATAGCCAATAATCCGGGTTAGCCTTGGCCAAAGTTCGTTACGGCCGCCCGCGCCGACTCCAAAACGCTCGCCATGTGCGTGCCAGTGGCCCGCCAGCCGTCCATGCGGCGAGCTCGGCCTGTGTCGCGTCGCGGGTAGCCTGGGCAGCGCCCAGCTGCGTCTCAGCCACCCTCCGCGCCTCTTCGGCCTGCTCCGCCTGCCGGATCTCGCGTGCCACTGCCTCCCGCAGCGCCTTGGCCTCGCCCTCAGCATAGGCCGCCCGGATCCGCGCCTCCTCCCGCTCGGCCTGCAGCTGCTCGACGCGCTGCCGAAGCGCCGCAACCTCAGCTTCTAGGCTGCTGTCCCTGCGGCTCTTTTCCTCCGAATGGCTAGCCGTTGGCTGACCATCGTCTAGCCGCAGGCTAGCCATGTCCGCACCCGTCAGGCGGACGCGGACTAGCCCGTCATTGCCCTTCACCGTCTGCAGCTTGCCCCGCTTCACCCGCTTACGCAGGGCATCGACGGTCAGACCGGTGCGCTCGGCCGCCTCAGTCAACAGGAACAGGTTTGGTTGATCGGTCATTGCCTCGGCTAGCCATCGGCTAGCGGGAGGCTGGCCATTGGCTAGCCATCTGTCTAGCCGAAATGGAGAGCCTCTTTTCTGAGACGCAAGGCCTTGCTGCTCACCGGGTTATGGCTTGGCGTGCTTGTCCTTCCAGGCCGCCGCGGCTTCCTGGTCGGGGAAGATCATCTCGATTCCACCGTGAAAGATGTGAGTGGCTGTCCCTCGGTTGAAGGGATGGATACGGCCACGACCCTCGATTGCCTCCGGGTCCACCCATCGGCCAGGGATGACGTATGGCGGAAGGGGTGCAGTTTCGGGCTTGGTCATCACCGCCTCACTATGTGCAGAGCATCGAGCATGACCGTGCCGAGAAGGTCAGCAAAGGCCTTTGTTGTCACCGTGAGATGCAGGCACGGATGGGAAAATCCCTTTTTAGGGGAAAAATTCTGCGCATGCGGGGGGATGCGATCCCGGAACGAGGGGATCGGGAGAGATT